CTCTCCACAGCTCAACAGTGCGAGCAGTTGTACTACTGGAAGTACGACAGACTCCTTGAAGAAGTCACAAAAGGCGGCGGGCTAAGGACAGGCTTGGTCATGCATGTGGGGCAAGAGTCCTACATGCGTGGTCACAACCTTCGGGCTGCCATCAATGCAATGGAGGATGATGCAGCTGAGCACGGCTTCGATGATGAGCCGCTCTTCAACATCAAGAACGAGGCTTACATCCGTGGCTACTACAACAAGTGGGAGGCTGCTGATTCTCATCTCTTCAAAGAGAAGAGGTACTCAGTTCTTGGTGTCGAGGAGGAGTTCGAGTTCGTCTTCGACGGCATTAAGTTTGTCGGCAAGATGGATGCTGTGATGTGCGACAATGAGACAGGAGAAATTATCTTATGGGAACATAAGAATGTTTCTTCTAGGGAGGCATCTGACCCTACGTCGTTGTATTGGCGATTGCTTCCGATGAACACACAGATGGCTATCTATGCTCAGTACCTCATCGAGAAGTATGAAGCTCCAGTCTCTGTGATGTATGACGTTGTCATCACTTCACCGAAGTCTAAGCCAGGTCAGATCAGCAAAGGCATCCGGCGGAGGAAGGATGAGACCACTGAAGAGTTCGCTCAGCGCAAGCTGGACAACACAGAGACTCTTCCCCAATTCGCCTCACGTCTTACTGACACCTACTTAAACGATGCTGAAGGTAGATTTATCCGTCAACTTGTGCCATTAATGAATGACGCAGTTGAGACTCGTATGGGTGAATTATCAAGCCTGAGTCGTCGACTTGATGAGATGGATATACCGACACGTAACCCTGGTAGGTGTAGCAGCTATGGAGGCTGTGCATTTGTTAACGCATGCTTGGGTCTCGAGGATCCAGAATGCTCATCGAAGTTTCGCGTAAGAGAACGAGCCCACACCGGGCCTAGCAAACAAGGAGCGTAGAGTGAACAATCGCTTTGCCATCGTTAATCCGTCAGAAGATTTCGTACTACCTCCGCCTCGCTTGATCATCTATGGCCAGCCCAAAATTGGGAAGACTACATTTGGCTCGCAGGCTCCTAACCCCATCTTCATTCAGACAGAGGATGGTGCCGCTGGTGTACAGGTACCAAAGATTCCCGAGACTCCATGTGAAACATGGGAAGAGCTCGTCACTTGTCTCCGCACTATTGGCAAAGAGGACCATGACCGTAAGACGGTTGTGCTCGATACTGTTGATAGAGCTGAGAAGCTGTCGCAAGAGTGGGTGCTCAAGAACATCTTCAAGGGTGACCAAGAGAAGTACATGGCGTACTACAAAGGTCCCATGCTGGCGGGTGAGAAGATGGGTGAGTTGCTCAATCTACTCGACCGCATTCGTAGTCGTCGCAATATGAACATCATACTCATCAGCCACGATGGTCTCCAGAAGGGACCGTCAACGTTGGGTGATGACTTTAAGAAGCTCGGGGGCAATGTCTCCGGATATGCTTGGACACGCTTGCGTGACTGGGCAGATCAAATCGGACACTGCACCATGGACTTTCGGGTCGTGGATGCAACCGCGATGAAGGCCGGTAAGGCTAAGCGGGTTGGAAAGCAACGATGGATCTACTTCGAGGGAGAGCCTGGAAGAGATGCCGGATGTCGTGTTGGGTACGAGTTGCCTGCACGTATTGAATTGAACTGGTCACAGTACCAGGAAGCAATGGGAGACAGAATCAATGGCTAAAATTAACATGGACATTACTTCCGAGGAAGAAGCGAAGCATGCCGAGACCAAGGGCGGCTTCGAACCTGGTGATTACTCTTTTCAGATTGTGAAGGTGAAGGACGTAGTCGCTCCTTCTGGCAACGAAGGCTGCAACCTCACGTTCAAGGCCATCAGTGGCACGGTCCAGTTCACAGTGTTTGACACTATCTGGTTTACCCCTGGCGCTAAGTGGAAGTTCGTCCAGTACTGCCATGCAGTTGGCGAAGACCCCAAGGCAGAGGTTGATACCGATAGTTGGTTTGGAATGAAGGGTGGCTTCGAGCTGCACCTCAAGCCCGGTAAGAGCTTTCTTACCCCCAAGAAGTATTACACGCCTGACGTGTGTGCCGAGTTGGGCATCGACATCACGGCTGAGGCGGACTCGTTCGATGCTGACGATGTTCCCTTTTGATTAGAGAATAATCTAACGGCTTAGAAATTATTCTAAGTCTTAGAGAAGGGGGCCACCACGGACTCACTGGCCCACCCTTTGAACTGGGTGGTCTCCTTCATTCTCTATCCAGGAGGCATCATGGCGAATGTAGAAATAAATCTACACACATTGCGCCGCGTCATCCGCATGATCGATGAGTTATCAGCGGAGCTCAAAGCAATTGACCCCGGCGATCAAACTAAGAAGCCCGAAAAAGTTATACCCCAAGAGCAGGTAGAGTTGTCGCGCTGCATCAAAGAAGTTCTCGAGTTCTACAAGAAGGCTTACCCTCGTAGGCTTCGTCAGATTAAGCCTGGCCAACGAGCCTGGGACCTGGTGAAGAAAAGACTTACCGAGGGGTACTCAACGCAGGACTGCAAACTTGCTATAGTTGGTAATGGGACAGATCCTTGGTGGAAGGAGAAGGGGCTACATGGGATCAGTCACATATTCGAGAAGGACGATAACTTCGACCGATTCATAGAAGCCGGAAGAGCAGGCAAGAATCCAAAGAAGCAGGAAGATAAGACCAAGGGATACACAGGGGGAAGCAGTGAGTTCTCAGGCGGACACACAGATTTTGGCGACTAAGTATATGAACATGGCAAAGCAAATAGTTAGGAAGGCCCAAGAAGAGGGCAGGGGAAATGAAGAGGAGGTCTTCACTCCCACCACTGACGCGGAGAAATCTGCCGCAGCGGCTGACTCTTGCTCTGACCAGGGCGTACCAAATCGCATCATCGAGACTATGACCACAGGGCTCACTGAGACTCCAGCAATGCTGGCCATCTCTGAGTTCATGACCAAACCTAAAGAAGCATGGTGCATTGTCCTCGCTGGTCCTAAGGGATGCGGTAAGAGCACGGCTGCTGGATTCTACTTATGGGGTAAGACAATGACCTCATTGAACTCACCTCCAAAGACTCGTCGATGGTGGACAGCATCCCGACTTGCTCGGGTCAGTGGGTTCAACAATGAGTTCGAGCCACTCATCCAGGTTCCAACGATGGTCATCGATGACCTTGGCGTGGAGTACCTGGACAAGAATGGCTACTTCAGTCACCGCCTCGATGAGATTATCGATGAACGATACTCGAACTTCAGGCCGACTATCATCACTACCAACCTCAATGGGCGTGACTTCCGTGCGCGCTATGGTGACCGGGTCATTGATAGAATCCGAGAGGGCTTTCCGCATGGTGGTGCCTATATTGAGATCAGCCACAAGTCGTTGAGGACCGATAAGGAGTAGCCAGTGGGGAAGCATCAGAGAGACAAGGGGGCCAGGTTCGAGAGATACGTAGCCAATGCCCTGAAGCCAGTCTTTGGACCGAACGTAACAAGGAGCTCGGGGCAATGCTTCAAGGGAGATACCCGAGCCGACGTAGACTGCCCGACGCTATGGGTTGAGTGCAAGGTGGGCAAGAGGCCCAACATCAAAGCAGCACTCGAGCAAGCAGAGGAAGCAGCCAATAGTAGCAATAGCAATAAGAAATGCGTGGCCATCTGTAAGTGGGACAGAGAGTCACCAATAGCAACCATGCGGCTGGACAACTTCATAGAGATTCTCAGTCGCGCAATTGAGGGGGGTTATGATGGAGGCCTGGAGACTCGCTTACATCGGGAGGAAGATGGAGGCTAGACCGGCCGGGGGGCCAGTTACTCTATCCAGTACAATCACAATAATTCAGTACGGCAACTCTATGCAGCAGGCCTGGGATCGCTACGAAGAAGCGGTGAACCATGAGCTCGTAGTAGGTAGCGCCATTCCCGAGGAGAGAGCAGGGAAGTATCGAGTCCGCTGGACAGAGAAACTCAACCCTGATGGGAACTGCAAGTCTTGGTATCAGAAGCACAAAGAAAGAAAGGCAAAGGCAAATGGATAACAAGCGTGGAGATAACGATGGCGCACTGCGGCAAGAGTATCATGAACAAATGGCTCAGGCTCAAAGCCAAAAGGGATGGTTTCATTGCGGGATTGCGTTCTGGTTCCACCCGTACACCATCCTTCTCATCCTCGGAACCTCTGGAATCTTTGCCATTGGCAGTGTTGCTTTTACCGCCGCAGTCAGTTGGGAGCGTGACGCCCTCCGAATGGCCCTCGGGGAAACTATCGACATCGCCCATAAAAAGGTCCTTGTTGAGGGATGGGGCTATCGGATTGTCAGGGAGCGTGCCACCCCAGGCAGGGCCTACTTCACTACAGAGCTCGTACGAAACGTTGAAGCCAAAGGGAAGGTTCAGCGGAGATACGAATCTGACCGCTTTGACCTTGCTGCCCGTGCCGATGCCGCCGACTACAAAGCCAATCAGCTCAGTCATACTAGAGATTACGCAGGGAAAAACCTGGACCATCTCGATGACGAGGAACTTGCGAAGGCAGATCAACCAGTTCTAGATGAGCTGAAGATGGACTGGGATAACCAGGTTGATTACGAGGAGTAGTGAAATGAGAGCAGTTATAGTGGCGAGTGAAATTAAGCCCGCAAAGAAAGAACTTTGGAAGCTCACGGATACAGAGATAACAACACATATGGGTGGTTATAAGTATTCAATCGAGCTTGAGGAAATCCAAACAAAGAGGGATGTTTTGATGTGGGTCTCTCACATTGCGATGAAAACCTGGATGACAAGGCAGGGGATTAGGCAGTTCGCTGAATTGCTTTTAAGCAATCGCACATAGGTACCCAGAGCAAAGGAAGTAATAAGCTAACGGATCCATGGATATTTATCCCATCGGGCCATTGGCTTATTCACTTCCCCTCGGGTGTCGAAGTGGACGAAGGTTCCATAAAGGCCCAGTCCATAGTTCATCCCCTCATATCTTCGAGCCACCCCTTCAAGCGTTACGTAGAGCTTCAGGATGTGTTCTCCGTGGCGCTTACCTACATCTGAATAGGTAACGTCAGCAGCGTACACCGTGCCTCCTATGGGCAGGTGAAGGCTCTGAGACTTACCACCTACTTCAGCGTTATGTTCAGGGCATCGGTAGCCACTGTTGATTCGGAGGGGACCTAGTAGGGCTCGAGCTGCATCAAGGATCCCAACCATCCGACGGCTCGGTGCGGTGAGCTTACAGCACGGACACTCAAACTCAGTGGCCTTGAAGTATTTGCCTATCTGACTCATCGGATACTTTTTCTTGCCTCTTTTCTGTCCACCCTTTTGCTCCAATACTTCATCCCAATACTTCTTATGCACTTTGCTTTCCTTGGGCACTGGGAACTCTTCACCTGTCCCCTCCATGTAGTACTCAAGCATATCCATGAATCGCTCTCTCTGAGTTGCCTCGCGAGGGTATGGGCTTGGTCCCATATA